CCTATAAACTTTATTAGCTGACATCATTGCGCTACAAAACGGTCTTCCTTTTCCTGACTTACCGCCAGTTTCTCCAGCGTAAACATACCGAGTTAAAAACTTTATTCCATCTATTACGGCATCTTGTTCACTTCGCAAATTAGGTCTTGGGTCTCCTGTTGAAACTAAATTAACAACTTTAGATAATAAACTTTGCTTAGGCTCTTTACTTAGTAATTCGTTTTCGGTTTCATCCGTATCGTAATTAACTTCGTATTCGTCTATTAATATCCAGTTAGGGTTTTCATCTTCACCTAAATCAATTAACGCTTGAGCAATTTTATCGCCTTGTGAACTTAACATAGTTCCCGTTTCTTCTGCTACTTGTTCTTCATTTTGTGCGTTTTCTACGTCCGTAAACTCTAAAGGTTGTAACGTTCTAAAAGCCAATTTAAGCGATATTCCGTTAAAAGCTAATATTCTATCCAATGAAGCTATTAAAAGGTCTTGAAACGGCTTAATAACCATATTATCAAATAATATACTTGAGTTTCTTAACTCGTCAGCATTTGAACTAAACCCATTACCCGAAGCAATCCCAAAAAGAAGCGGAGAAGTTACGTTATGACCTAACATAATTTTGCGTAAACATTCCTCACTTAAGTAAGTGTAATGCTCGGGTGCATCGTTTAATGGTATATCTTCAACCGTTGTTTTATTTTCGGGGTTATCGTTAAAACTTACTATTACTTTTCGTCCTTTAGAACCTGTTAACTTTCCTAAAACTTGTTGGCTAATTTCGTCCTGCATTTCAGGAGTCGGAACACCATTAGAAAAATTTACGATTTTCGTTCCAGAAAAAGAATTTTGCACCTCATTAATCAAATAATTTGACACTTCTTCTTCTAATAGTGCGTAGCTTAAAGCCCCTTGATAATCAACGTAACTAAAATACTTCATTCCTAACGAATAAGGCTTAATGTAAAGTATTTCTATTTCATCGTTTGAAAAACCAAAAGCACTAATTCTTTTAGGTGCATACTTCTTAACATCTTCCCAATTATCAGAATAATAATACGCTTCTATTTCTCCGTCTTTATTGCACTTTTCAGGTGCTAATAACTGAACTGGTATATGGTAAGCCTTTAAAATCTTTTTATGTGATTTGTCGTAATGAACTTGTATTGCACATTGTCCTAAAGCCTTTAATTCAAAACATAACTTTCGTAAGCAATCCTGATTAAATAAAGCCATCATTTGAGCGTACTCGTTTGGCTTTCTATTAGCGTCTAAAGCAAATAACCCACGTCCGTAAATTAAACGGCTTATATTGTTTATAATTGCGTTATTGGTTGTTGAATTTTTGTATCTATCTATAAGAAAATTAAAATAAGAATTTGATTCCCCGTAAGTAACCCAATCTTCTCGTTTGGATTCTACTACTTGAGGTGGTTCGTATTTTGCTAAATTTATAACGTGAAAATTATTCATAAACTATAAAAGTGTTTGTTGTCGAATTACTTACATATTGACCATTATTAACTGAGAAACTTACTATTGGTTGGTCGGTACAAAATACCTTACCTCTATAAATTAAATCTCCGTTGTTAAATAATTCAACATTATAAAAGCGGTTTTCTATTAAAGCGCACTCAACGTTTAAGATTTGATAGTAATCTTTATCCACTACGCTATCAATGTTTATTGTAACAGGGTCGTTTGTGCTATCGTCCGTAAATATCAAAGTGTCAAACGTTGTAGAACGTGGCACGATAACCAATGGCTGAGGGCTTAAAGTTGTTGTTAATACGTTCATATAATATAAACGTTTGTTTCGTGTTCTTGTTTCTAAAAACAAAAAACCCCACCAATTTAGGCAGGGTTAATCTATGCTTAGAGAAAAGAAATTTCTAAGAATCTACAATTGTTGCTCCGTTCAAAATAGTTGAAGCCAAGTCGCTTTCACTATTTGTGTTTAAGAAGTTAGCAGGCAAATTTTCCATTCCTGTAAATGTCAAATTATAACCATTAAAATCTCCCATTGCAGTTCCTGAAGATACGGTTCCTGCTGTTACGTCACAACCTCTTTGCAAACCTGCTATAAAAAATTGATTACCTTTTGTTCTTACAATAATGTGAGGACGTCCATAAGATAACAATTTAACAGTTTTGTGTGTTATAGCGTCTTGCTTCTTTAATTGAACGGTTAAAACTTGCTCAAAAAATGTAGTTCCATTATCTCTTGAAGTTTGGATTGTTTGCTCAAAAGAGTTAGCACCCTTCAATTCATATTTATAAATAGTAGTAACGTTAGCAATATCTGAAATCGTGTCTTCATATCCTGCCGTTACTGAATAAAGAACGTCTCCACCCAAAGTTGTAGCGTCAGGGTTGAAGTCTCCGTAGTTAATAAAATAGATAGCGTCAAGTCCACTTACTGAGTCTTTACACGCTTCTAATCTTCCATTTGCTATATCACAGCTCATATTTTTATTTTTTTAGTGTTAAACAAAAAAGGGAAGGCATTTGACCTCCCCTCGTATTAGTTTTTAGTTTGATTAAATTCCGTAAGTAACTACGTCAGAAGCGAAACCATATTTAGCATCTGCAGTAAATCGCATAACTACTCTTACGTTTTGAGAACCGTCAAGGTCACCCATATCCAAAACTCTTACTTCGTTCATATCATTCATTAATCCTGTAGCAAAATACAAGTTAGAAGTTTGAGCAAGCAAAGCAGTGTTAGAAGCAAGTCCGTTAGCTAAGAAAATACGAACTCCGTCAAAGTAAAGGTCGTTCAAAGTTTGGTTAGTTCCTTTGTTATCGTAACCGTTAGCACCTACACCGTTAGCAGCAAAACCACCCAAAGCACGAACATAAGCTCTATAGATGTTAGAAGAAACATAAAGAGTTAAATCCTCTTTTCCGTACAATGCAGCAGGAAGAGCGTCAATCATTGAACCTAATTGTGCAATAACGTTAGTAGCGTCTACAGTTGTACCTGCGATTTTTTGACCTGCAGGCAAAGATGCGTCTACGTCTAATTGTGTCATAATACCTGCGAATTGTCCTGCAGTTGCATTAACACCTTGCCAAATAGAAGTTTCCATTCCTGCAGCAACTTTCTCAGCAGCGTGAGCAATTAAGAAATCAGCAAATGATTTAGGCAATACGTCGAATGCAGAATAACCCATTTGAATAGCATCCCAATCTGAACGGAAGTCAGTTTTACAAAGTTGTAAGTTAACTTGGAATGTTTCAGGCTGCAAAATTTTCTCAGTAAGTGTAACTGTTGAAGTTGGGTCGAAATCACAAGTTGCGTTTCTGATAATATCATCTGTAGCTACTCGTTTGATAACTTGCTTGTACTTTACGTTAGGCATAATAGTAATTCCGCCTTTTTCTAAAGTTGGAGCAGACAATAAAGCTGCAGCAATGTACTTACCTGCGAACTCGCCAGCGTAAGTAGTTGAAATTGATGTTGTTGTACTCATTTTATTTTAATTTTTTTAATTTATTATACTACTGTTAATGTAATTGCACCTGCTGATGTTCCTAATCCGAAAACATACCAGTTAGTACCATCACAATTTAATTCTACGAAATCTCCGATTGTGTCAGCAGAAGCAGAAAAAGTAATTGTGTTTTCATCCGCACCCGGTACGTTTGTGCTGTTTACGATAACACCACCTTGAATTTTGTTTGAAGCCGCTTTAATAGTCCAAGCAGTTGTAGCAAATAATGCACCTACGATGAACTTATAATAATGACCTGTTGCATCAGCAACCGCAGGTAATGTAATTTGCGCTCCTGCAGCAGCGTTAAGAATAAATACTTTACCGCTATCCTCAGCAGTTAAAGTTGCTGCACCTGTCAATGTTTCTGAAACACCTACTTGGCGTAATACATCGTTAGATACTGAAATTAATGTTGTACTCATTTTTTTTTGTTTTTAAATTATTACTTGTTTAGTTTATTTAATACGCTGTCCATAATTGAACGAGGTCTTTTAGAAGCTAATCTTACTCTTTCAACTGGGTTCGTGTTTTCGGGGTTAAATGAAATAGGCTTCGGCTCCTCGCTTAATTCTACTTCTTCTACTTTGTTTAATTTAGATAACTCAGCTTTCAAAGTTTCGTTTTCAGTTTTTAATGCTTCTATTTCAGAGAAGAAAGTTTCTTTAACTACGCTTTCAATAGTTTTCTTTGGTGCTGCAGTTTCTTTTTCCGCTTCTACTTCAATTTCAGTTTCTGTTTCAGGTTCTTCAACTTCTACTTCTTCTTCCATTTTCTCTTTCACTTCTTTAACGATACCTTCGTTTTCGATAACTAAAATACGTCCGTCTTCCATTTCGTACTCACCTACAGGCAAAGGTATTTTTTGCTCATCTTCGGTAACTACAAAAACTTCCATTTCGGGTTCGAATGACTCAGCTTCGATAACTGTTACTCCGTCCATTAACTTCATTTGTTCTAACTTTACTTCCATTCCTAAAAGTGTTCGAACTTTGTTTAAGATTTGATTTGTATTCATTTTTCGTGTTTATTTATATTGATTGATAAATTTTGTCAATCGCAGTTAATAACGATTTATATTCAGACATTTTTGCTGCGGATTCTTTTTTCCAACCTCCATAACCTGTATCTCCTAACCCTAATTTTTTTGCTTCTACTTCAAGTTGTGTCATTAAGTCAACTGAATTTTTTGAATTTTGATAAGCAACTCTAACGCTATCAATATATTTTATAAAAGAATTTTTAGCAGCATTTTTAGTTTTTTCAACATTATCTTTTAAACCTTTATAAGCTGAAAGGCTTGCTTTAATGTCATCTGCTAACGCTAATTCAACTTCGTGTTTAGCTAATTGAGTTTCCTCTTTAAAGAGTTTGTTGTAAACTGTCTTTCTTGTGTTCATAGTTATGTTTTAAACGATTAATAAATTACGCTGTTACTTTTTTATCCGTTTTGACGTATTGTAGTTCTTACTCCGTTTACGTCAGTTGTCGTTACTTGTTGTGGTGTTACACTTGCTGTTTTACCAATTCCTTGAGCGTGTAAAGTTCCGTCACAACATTTTTTTGAGTAAGTGTTGTCATCACATAAACAACCCCTACGACCTCCCTTAGGACTTGCTTTGCTAACTGTTCTTTGCGACATATTATTTATTTCTTATTTGTTATTTATTTCTTATTTGTTCTAATTTTCGTTGCGCCCATTCAATACCAGCATCACCACCCCAAGCTAACCACATTAAACGTCCGCATCCATCACCAAGTTCTCTTTGTGAGTTTTCTTTGTGACGTGCAAAACTTGCCATTCGTGCAATAGTTTCTTCGCTTATATTTTCTCCGTTTGCTAATTGATTTGCTCGTGCTTTTCCTACAGGAGTACCGCAGTCACCCCATCCGTTTTCCTCAGCGTATCTTAAAGCTATCTTTGCGTTTTCGCTTGCTTGTTTAGGGTAGTCGTTATATGTTTCTAATTTAGTGTCAAGAATTTCTTTAAGAAAAGCTATTGTTTCTTCTCGTTCGTTTTTTTCTTGGCTCATTTCGTATCTATCCGCAAAATATCCCTCTATTGAAAAACCTTTTACTTTTCCGTCTTTTACGTCCTTCCAAACATCTTCGTTATTTACCTTCATTGAAATCATCCAAGTTCCTTTCGGTAAATTAAACCCGTATTTAACAGATTTGTCGTGAACCTCATCTTCGATTAACCAACTTTCTACAACACTCATACCTTTTAACTTTTGGTTATGTTCGTAGGTAGCATTGTTTTGATTAGAACGCATTAAGAATAATTCAGAAGCCTTTTTAACAGTATCTTCGCTGAAATATATGTAATATGCTTTTCCGTCTTTATCTGCTCTTAAAATTTGTTTGTTAGGAACTAAAGCAGCACCCATTAATATTTTCTTTTCTGCGTCAACTTCTTTTAGTTCTATTTCGTGTTTTGCAAGGGCTATAAAGTTTTCTTCGATAGCAGGTGAATGAACTACCGAAACTGCGTGGATGCCTGTTTGTAAATCGTTTTCGTCAATGATTAATTCGATTATTTTCTTATCCATAATTTTTAAACGTTATAAAGTTGCATTTTGTAACCTATTTCTCTCAAGGCTTAATCCGTTTGCTACGTCACCACTTACTACATAAGCCCTTGTAGGTTGCTGTTGAATTTGTGCTAATTGATTAACTCCCGAACTTCCGATAACATTAAAGTTAGGAGCAACCATACCACCACCACCACCACCACCACCAGCTGGAGCAGTACCACCACCCGAAGAACCACCGCCCTCGAATTTTTGCGATGCAATTTTTGCAACGTTTACTAAACCTGCGGCAACCGCCAAACCTGCAGCAATACCACCTCGAACGGGTGACGTTGGTTCGGGCGGAACAAATTGAGAAGCGTAAGCAGCCGTAGCACTTTGGTAAGTCGAAATTAAAGCCATAGCAATTTGAGCCGCTTTATTAACTTGAAAAGCCCTTCTTGCCGATTTTTCGTTTTTCTTACCAAATAATTCCGTAAGACTTGATATTGTTTCTAAACCTGATTGAACGGCTTTAACTTTAAATGAGTTTGCGTTTTCGTCTATTTTTTGCGCCCTAACTGCTTGCGCTTCTAAAACTTGTTGTTTTTGTTCTGCTGCTAAACGTTCGGCTTCTACTTCGGCATTTAAACTTCCTTTTAATGTTTCTAATTTTGTGTCTCTTAAAACTTTTAAAGTGTCTAATTTCTTAGTTTCTAAATGTATTTGTTCTTTGTTGTCATCAGCAATAGCTTGTCTTACTTTTTCGGCATTATCCTGTTCCGCAAGTAGTAATTGATTGCCTTTTAATTTTTCTAATTTTAAACGCTCCGCCAGTAATTCTTCTAACCTTTTTTTATCGGTTTGGTCTTTTCTTATTTCAAGTTCTATTAACGCATCGAGTTCGGATTTTTTAGTATTAACTGCTGTTTCTGCTGCGCCCTTATCCATTTCTTTAATGGAAAGTTGAAACCCTGCTTTTTGGTTTTCTAAGTCTTTTAATTCTTTTTCAAGACCCTTTCGTGTTTTTTCTCCTTCGGCTTTTACTTCTTCTGCATTGAATATTGAACCTGCAATGAACCCACTAAATTGGCTTTGCATATCGTCCAAAGTTTTGCTTAAATCAAAACTAACTAACTTACCTAACCCTAACGCCTCAGAAACTTTGTTAGCCCCTTTAATAGCCATATCAATAGGCATTAACATTAACTTAGGTAGGAATAATGCAGCATCTAAAGTAAAGTCAACTATCTTTTTTGTTAGGTTGTAATTTTTTATTGCTGCTTCTTCTTCTGCCTTACTTGTTTTAATTACATTTTGTAGTTCTATTTTCCCTAACTCAATAGCGGTATTTACCTTGGCTATTTTTAAATTAAGAATTTCACGTTCGCTTTTACCTTGTAATTTTAAAATATTGTCTTGAGCGTCTAATGTCGATAATTGCTCCTTAGAAGTTTCAAAGTTTTTATGACTTTCTTCGTTTAACTTTTGTTGTTCTGCTGTTACACCACTTACAGCCGCTTTAATATCATCCCAATAAGCTACAATAGTTCCTAACGCAACTAAAAATAAACCGATACCAGTTGCTGCTAAACCCGTTCTAATTCCTTTTAATGCGTCAAGTGCTACCGTTCCTAATTGCTTAAAAGAGTCTTTGGCTTCCATTAACCCCTGTAGCCCTTGCGAAAGTGCCATAACGGATTGAAGCCTAACCATTGTTTCTTGAAGTGATTTACTTTCTACTCCAACTAAACCTAATGCACCTTCAAACGCTTGAAATCCGTCTAATACACCGCCTACTGATTTACTTAACGCATTAAATTTAGCATCAGGGTTAAATGAATCTACTAAGTCTTTTGAGAACCCTATTTGGTCTTTTAATTCTGCTGCTGCTTTTGCCGCATTAATAGCTTGCTGAGAAGTTTCTCCATATTGAGCAGAAACCTTTTGAAGTTCAACAACTGCCTCTTTATATTGAGCCTTTAAACTTTTGCTATTGTCCTGAATTTCTAATTCAATTACCCTTTTTTCTGCCATTTCGCTTTACTTTTAATTCTCTAAATGCTTGTTTCCAAATTTCTCGAATGCTGTCTTTTAGTTCGTGTTTTCCTTTAGCTATTTCGATGTTATCTGAAACACCTACGAAATCACTAATTTTTAACATATCAATTATTGCTTTTACCATTATGCTGATTGTATTACTGTTAATGTTTGAGTCGTTCCATTTACATAAGTAACCGTTACTATCCATTGCCTATCTAAGCCCGTTGTATTTATTGGAACTACTAACGTTACTTGTTTTGTGTCTATATTCCCAACTGCCCACGTTTGATTAGGAACAATAATGCCTATCGTTGGTGGGTCGCTTGTTATTATTGCGCTTTGGTTACCATTTCTATAAGGAACAAGTAAAGGAACAAAATTTAATCCATTATCAACTAAATCAACGTTTCCTAAAAGAACGTCTCTAAAATCATTGTAAAGCGTTAATGTAGCTTCACCACTTGTTAACTCTAATTTTATATCATTAATAATATA